TTTCAATTCTATGAATTTTCCACGTTTATCACCTTCTGTTTTTGTTCGTTTATCTAAGAAAGGTAACCCATCATGTAATCGTTCAAGTGACATATCATCACCATCTGTTTCATCCCATTTTTTTTTTAACCTTGAACTTCCTAAATCTATATCATTAATAATAATATTGTCAAAAAGTTCATTTCCCCTTTTAGAAGAATACTTTGAATTTAGAATTTCTTCTAAACCAGCCCCATAAAAAGCTGGTTCTTCTTCTTCTAAACGTTTATTAAAATCACCTTTATTTCCTTGGTCAGTTAAATTTCTACACTCAGTATAAAAATCATCTATATTTGAGAATTTAATATTTAATTTTAAATCTTTTGTAAACATTTTATTTTAATTTAGAAATTTAACTTCAAGTAGATCTTTCTTTGTTTTTGTGACCTTTTCATTTTTACTTTCATAATATCTTTTGACAAGTTGTACTTCACTTTTTGTCCAATTTATTATTAAGTAATCTCGCCATTCTTTGATACCTGCTTTTTTTAATTTAGTACCTTCTATTTTCATACGTGTTGAAGCAACACGACGTAAGGTATTTTCATTAATAATAAACCTTAAATCATCAACAAAAGTGTTAACTTCAGTATCAAATTGTTGTTCATATTTAGCTGAATAGGTTACTTCGATTATACCACCAACAAACCTGTCAATAGTTGAAGCATCTAATTGATTATTTGCTACATATTCTCTACTTGCTCCTGTACCAAATGTATTTGAAGTAGCTATAATAACACATTGTTCATGTCGTTTAACAACACCAGTTGTAGTAGTAATATAACCATTAGCTAAAGCAGCATTAACAACTTGTGCAACAGCAGGATCTAGTGCCGGAAATTCATCTAAAACAATTATGGTAGGTTCAGCATAGTATTTTGCAAAATCTGTTTCTTCTCTCTCTGGATATTTATATCCTAAAAATTCTACTGCGCTTGTTCCTATACCACACGATATTACTAAACATTTCATACCTCTTTTCTCAGCTTGTAATCTTGATATTGTTGTTTTACCACAACCAGCCGGACCAACTAACCAAATATTATTTAAACCAGCAGAAATTAATAAATCAAGTTTTTCATCTGCTTCCATATTGTTGGTTTCAATAACTGGTGGAAGTTTTTCATTTTCTTCTTTTTCTTTAAGTGCGTCTTCTGCACTTTTTTCAATTTGTTTTAATGTAGTAGATGAAACTCTTGTTTTATAACTATTACCTTCAACATCTTTTACTGTAAGTCGATTGTTGTCAAAGTTAATATCTTCAACTGTAAAAGGACGTTCTATTTGTTTTGTTTTACCATTTTTATTGGTTATAATAGAACCATAAAATTTTGAACCTTTTTTTAACAATGATTTTTGAACATTAATGTCTTTAGGTTCAACTTTTTCTGATAAACTTTGTCGGTGTGTGATTTCTTCTAATAAATGTGTTATTTCCATTTCTGTTAAATTTTAAAAAGTTAAATAGTGGGTACTAGGACTCAAACCTAGTATAATAACGTATAACAAAATTCCCAATAATCCATCGGTTATAAATGCAACCTGGTATCCAAATATTGATTTATACCTGTATTTATTACGTTGTTACTTTTACACTTTAATTAAAGAGCGATGTTAAAATCTTAATTATGTGGCCCCCATAAATTTAAGCCTCAATATTAAAGTTGTTATTTTAATATATTTATAATAATCGGGAGTTATTATAATTATATTAATGCGTCTATCCATCCGCCATACCCACTCTTAGTACTGTCACTACCGTAATGTTAATTTAATTTTTTATTCTTTGTTTGTATTTAACATTGCTGTTTCCAACCTTGCTATTTCAAACCTTGTTTCAATTTCAAGTGAACTTATTATACGATCTATAATATCGTCTAATTCACTTTCAATTTCTAAAGAAAGTTTAGCATTTGCTTCTTTTATTAAAGATTTCTCAAGTTTATCAATTGAGCTACACTTAAAAAAATCTCTTAATTCTAACCCTACTATTTTAGCAGCCTCGTTGTTAACAGTTTCTTCAAACCTATCCATTAATTCTTTTTGAAATTCTTCATTAACTTCCCTTTCAATATAATAAATACGCTTCTGTAAATCAGAATCTTTATAAGTAGGTAACCCCTGTAAGAATTTATGAATACTTTGTGCCGTAGATATTTCCTTTAAGGTTTTTTCTTTTAATAGTTTAAATTTTTCTGTTTCTTTTAATTCATTTACAGTTGTTTTAAAAAATTCACTTTTTTTAAAACTATCCTGCAAACCATTAAAAGTTTCTTTAACTTTATCTACTAATACTTTAGAAATTAGTTCAATTTGTTGTTTATTCAAAGTTTCCATCATAACTATTAATTTAAATTTGGATTATATAATTCTAAAATAAGATTAGGTTTAGGCCACCTCTCGGCGTATGGTGACCATTTATAAACTTTATTTCCGAATTTTTCAACCCAATACTTTTCAATTATTTTATTTGTTTTAAAAAGAACACTAAATAAATTAGATTCGTTTGTTAAACACCAAAAATCTAAAATATTCTTTTTCAATTTAAAACTAAATTCTGAATATTTACCACCTATAAATAAATTAAAATCATTATAGTGTGATTTAGAAATAAAAAAAGCCTCTATTGAGGCTTTAGTATTTATTATTAATTCTTTTTCTTGTTTTATATAACAATTTAAAAAATTATCAGTTATAATATCGGTATATTTTACATCTTTATACAAAACAGGCATTAAGAATATAGTTGTTTTACTATATAACCTATTTAGTATTTCAATATCCATTAAGTATATATATGTTCTATACCATCATTTTCATAATAAGATTGTGGGAAATCCCACAAATCGTTTTTAATGTGATATGATAATTTTTCAAGTGTTTCAGTAACTTCTTTAAATGCACCAAACATTATATTATCATGTAAAGCGAAAACTTTACATTCAACAACTTCTCCTTTTGATATAGCAATTAAATATGTATTGTGAGAATATTCTTCAATGTTATCTTTCTTTAATACTTCTCTAAAATACCAGTAAATAGCTAACCAATAAAAAGCCATTTGTTGATGATAATTATATTCCCTAAGTTTGTCTTTAAATTCTTTTAAGTTACTTGTAGTTTTTAAATCTACTAATGTAATACTTTTGTTTTTATGATCAATAATAATACGATCAAGTAATGATTTACATTGTAAATCTAATCGAGTTAAATCCCAATAAATTGGAAATTCATTATGATACTCTTTATCTGGATCAAGTAGATCTTCATCTGGTGTCAAAACAAGTTGTTTAGCTACTTTATGATTTAACACAGCATCTTTAGCTTTTTGAAGATATTCAAAAGTATCTTTACTTAAAATACTTTTATATACTTTATGTTTCTTCAAATACTCTATATAAGAACTTAATTGTTCTTCTAATGTTGTAGCTTCAGCTTCTATTTTCTTATCTGATTTTTTATCAGTAGAATAATTAGCTTTGTAAGCGGCTATTTTATCATTTGTTTTAATCAATTCTTCACAGAATTTTCTTTGGTTTTGACTTTGTGGTGTATCGAATTCCAAATACAAATAATTCTTTTGAAATTCATCCGGTTGTAAAATTAACATATGAAGTTGTTTACCAAGTTGTTGCCAAACTTTTTCTGGTTCTTCAATTTCTTTAAGTTTCATTTTACGATAATACAATGGAGATTCATTAAACCACTTTAATGAAGAAAAATTAACCCTATCTATATTATAATAGTTTAATTCGTCCATTATCTATTATCTCCCTCACCATGTAATTTATCACGTTCTTTTCTACTTGCTAGTTTATCTAAATTAGCTTCAGCTATACCATTTAAATCTAATTTTAAAGTGGCAGCTAAAACAGCTAGATACCAAAGAACATCACCAAGTTCTTTTTTTAACTCTAAGCGTTCTTCTAATGTTAGAATGCCTTTTTTGTCTCGAATAATCTTTTTTATTTTTTCAGCTACTTCTCCGGTTTCTCCAACTAAACCTAATAATGGATATATAAAATCCATATTAGTAGTATAAGATAAAGAAGAATCTTCAATTGAAGATGATTCAAACACAACATTACCATCATTAGTAAAAACTGCTGTTCTTAATGCTTTTTCTTGGTAGTCTTTAAATTCCATTTTTTATAATGTTAATTGTTTCGTTAACCTGTTTTTGGTTTTTTGGAACAAATATGGAATATTTGAAATTGTTGTCTACCAGGTATTTTTTAAATAATTTCCATCGTAATGGCCAACTATCATTCGGATTACCTTTTGTTTCTATAATCCAATTATTACCAACAAAATCTGGTGTATATGTTATTGGCCTTATTTTATTTGAGGCTTCTATAAATTGTTTTTTACTTTTAACAACTTCATAACAAAGATTGTCAAATGTAAAAGCATCTAATAAAGTAAATGTTATCTCTTCATACTTAAAAGGAATTTGATTAGCTTTTAGTTGTTTATAACAATAAAATTCTAATTTACTCCTAAAAGTAATATTATCATAAGTTACTTTAGTAGCATTACGTACTTTTTTATTTACAGATTTCTTTAAACGTCGCCCCATTTACTAAACTATTTAGTATTATATATGTTATTGCCCATCCATGTTTTTCTATAGATTCAGCAATATCTTTGACATTGTAATACTGTGGTATATAAACATGCTTAAAATCGTGTTTATCTGCCAGTTTCTTACCCCCTTCTAAACCGGGTATATCATTATCATATAATACGTAAATTGTTTTAAAACGTTGTTTTAAATTAGAAATAATAACATCAGGTATAATATGTGTTTCTCCTTGTGTTGCTATTGTCTTAATTCCATATAATTTTAATACCAACAGATCTTTTAAAGACTTTGTTATTACAAGTTCTTCTCCAGATTCTTCTAATTGTTCCATACCAAATAAATCATAGGAAGTACAATTAGATATAAATTTATACTTTTTATCCGCATATGGTTTATAAATTTTAAATTTATTATAAACTTTATATGCATAAGTTAAATCTTCTTTAGTATTGTTTAATTCAAATATATTATCATTAATCCAATAGTGTGATATAGGAAAAACATTATATTTATCCAGAAGTTCTTTATTTATTCTAAATTTACTCCAATATTCTTTATCTTTTGTACTGAAGTATCTTCTTTTTATTGATATTATTTTACTATTATTTTCGTATTCTGTTTGAATTAGTTTACCTTTATTAGAACTTACTAATTGTTTTTTGGAAATTACTTCTTCATATACTTTGTGAAGTGCTTGAATATAAGTAATATTAAATAGTTTAGCAACAAACATTATACAATCACCGGACCATCCTGTTGCTAAATCTTTAAACATTAACTTACCATTCTTTATACTTTTAAAAATACCAAAAGAAGGATGAATATCTTCTCTAAATGGTGAAGACATTATTTTACCAATATCAAACTTATTACCTATATATCGTAAATATATATCATATTCAGTAGTAAATAAAAGAATATTATCCAAGGTAGGATCTAATATTTTATTAGTATCATACATAAATATAGGGGCCCATTACTGAGCCCCTGTTTTTATTTATTAGAAAGGTAAATTCTCTGTAGTGCCTGTATTACTAGGACTTTTTAAATCACTAGTAAGAACACTGATAGGATCAATAGTAGGAGTTTCAACATCTGGTTTAACTTCTCTACTCATCTTATCTAATGACAGTATTTTAATCTTGGATTTTTCTTTAGGAATATCCATAGATTCAATAAATTGAAACTTAGTATAACTAGGTAATGAAGTATATTTACCAGAGTAAACAACTTTTATACGTACTCTTTTACCTTCATAACGTTTACCAAGTACTCGTACTACACTTTCTGCAAATTCTTTAAATGAACGTGCTACAAACACAAATTCACTTTCAGGAACAAACTTAGTTACAATTTGTTTAATTCGCTTCATCTGGTTTATTACAGCAGACTCAAGCTTTTGAGCTTCTAAGTTGGCAGATGGTTTCCACTCTGTATGTGAAAGCTGTTCACCAGTTTCATTTACAAAGTAAAACGCGAGAAATTCATTTCCCTTATCTGTAATACCATATTCAACATTTGTCATTTTTACATTCTCATGAATACCAACATCCATGAATGAACTTTCTGAACCTTCAGATTGTAATTCTTTAGTTACATTATAAATCAAATCACTCATTTTTCTATCTCGTTAATGCAACTCGCCGAGAGATTTGATACATTTGTTATATTTGTTAAATAGAATTGCTATGTTAATAATTAATTATTTAAAGCTTGCCTAACTGCTGATAACAGCAGATTAGCATCATTAGGTATGTATTCTACATTACCTAATTGTTCTACAATAAACGGTGGTGTTTTACTACTATCTTTACCATCAGAATTTAAATATAGTACATATTCTTTCTTTCCATCTACTATTTTAACTCCTGCATAATTTACAACAGTAAAATCTTTTTCAATTCCTACTTTATTCCACTCGTTTCCTTTTACTGCTATTCGTCTTTCAGCAATACCCTCATCGGTATTAACCATATCTGCATGTGCAGTTACAAACAGATCTTTTGGATAGCGTTTAACAATAAATAAAAACTTTCCGATTTCTGTGTTATAATCAGTCCACACATCGAATCCTCGTTTTGTTTCTTTCATTGTTTTTAATACACTATCAATATACCCAGAAAAGCTGTCAAATACTACTTCTGTTATCTCTGGAATTTTTGCAAACTCAACTAGCTTATTATAGGCATCTTGCCATATCATAGGTGCAGCATAATGCTTAAACTTATTGATAAAAGGCAAAGGTTTTCCTTCCATGTTAATAAAACCACATGTTTCTGGATTCATATTTCTGAAACTCATAGTTTTACCACGACCAGAAGAACCTACTATAGCAAATTGGTACGCCTGCATATTTTTAAATTAAAATAAAAGAGCTACATACTATTGTTTAATACGTAGCCCTTTTAAGGTTACATATTATGACAACTGTAAGTATTTCTTACCAAATAAGTCTTTACAAACTTCGTATCTCACGTCGTTGATAAATACAAATCTGGAATTAGTGTTGATAGTACGATAAATATCGTAAATCTCATAACCAATCTTTACGTATGTTGTAAAAATAGATACTTTACCACCAAGGGTATTGACTGTTTGTCCGTCTTTTACAATAAATGGTAACGCAATACTGTCCATATATTGTTTTAAAAGACAACCACAGCAAACTAAAGGTTTAGGTAATACAACTTCTTGTTTTACTACTTCATCAAGTTTATTCATAATTTCAAACCAATCTTCAACCAGTTTAAAAACCGGTAAATTCTTGGGAGAAGAATCAAACTTTTTCCGATCAATATACTCAAGGGAAACTTCGTTTTTATTTTCACGTTTTACTACAAGAAGATCACCATATTCCAAACGGTTAATTTCGTTAGGATTTAAACCACGTTCTGCTGCTTCATACGATAAAGCACGGATATATGCAATACCACGGTCATTAATGTCAATAATAAAATCCTTGTTTTTCTTTACTGGTTTTATAGCTTTTTCAGCTACCATAAGATTCAATGCATCAATTAAAATATTTGTCATGTTATTTATTTTTTGGAATTAAATAAATTAGGTGTGTCTGTAAATGGATTATACTCTTCAATATTATTATATTTTAAATCGTTTTTAAAACTTAAAATTTTAGGTTCACCTTCTCTACATTTTAGAAAATGCGCGTATAGCATATCTTTAACAGGCCAGTTTTTGATACCATATACTGTTAAACCTAATATTTCAGGACGATGTAAAACAATAACATAATCACTTGATTGAAAAATACTATCACTTCCAAACAAATCTTTTCTTAAAGGAAAATGGAGCGCGGAATTCAATATTCTATCTTTATCTTCTATATCTCTATTCATTTGAGATACTTGGATGATAGATGTCTTCCCAAGCTTCTTGACTTCTATGAACATCTTTTGCAGATTATAGATCGTCTCACGCTCTCTATCAGTAGCACTACCTTTTGTTAATAATACGTGGTCAAGCATAATAACTAACCACTTATTTTTAACATTTGGTAATTCCCTGAACGCTTTAATTGTATTATAAATTTCATCTATACTACCCGGTGTATCAACATAATATATCGGGTATTTTTTTACTTCCTCAGCTACAGATCTGACAGTGTCATAATCCATATCTGATAATCCACTAGTTTTATCGTCTGATAAGTTACCAGAGTATAACTCTGATGCTGTTTTACGTAGTTTGTAAGACAGTTTTCGCTTACCACTACAGTTTTCACTGTCAATAATAAAGTTCTTTTTGTCTTGGGTTATATCGTAGTTAATATTAAACTTGAACTTTACCCCAACTGAAATTATTGTTTGTGGTCTGGACTATATCTTAATAATTTGATGCAACCTAGCCTTTTTTTATTGTCGTTACTTATCTACTATGATAAGAGCAAGGTTATACTCTGGCAAATCATCTTCCTGCATCTAGTCTCTACGGCTGAATCTAATAATAAGTCACTTAGAATATAAATTAATACGTTCTTATTTCATCTAAGCTTGTTAATGTGGTTTATAACTTTTACACCTGTTAGAAAACTTATTGTTAGCCTATGCCTCGGTATTAGCTTATTAATTAATTACTAAGGATGATCAACTCCGCATCAAATTAATTAACTTAGCGTTCACCGATATTCAGGAATTTATAACGTCGGCCATTTCGTTAACCGACTTGTTTACTACTTAACATTTCAAAACTAAAACTTAAAACGATAAAATCTAAATTTGGATTTAGATCAAATAAGTCAGTTTCAAGTGTATTAACAAATGCACTTTTACCACTACCTGAAATACCAGCTACTGTGGTTATTGTATTGGGTTCTATTCCACCCATCATAGTAGCATTAAATTTCATCCAACGAGTTCGTAAAGATCTGGCAATTCCTTTTCGTCTATTGTCAATATAGTTAACTATTTCGTCAGTTGGGTGTGATATATGCTTTATTGGTAAAGTTTTATTCGAGGTTTGTTCCATATCCTAAATCGTCTACTTCAGCGTTTGTAGAAATAGAACTCATTTCTCCGAGTCTATTTTCATATGATTTCCATTCTTCAGTAGCGAGCCATTTTGGCAACCGTTTCATGTATTGCATCTTTCCTTCTTTTCTGCGTAATGCAACTTCAAATAATAAACAGTCTGTAATATGCTTATGTAATAATTTATCTTTCTTTACTATTGAATTATAAATCTTTCTCGACCCCGGTAAGTCTACACGTAAATAATCTTTTGTTCCGTCTGGTCGTACTGTATACTCTGGGTAATTTAGTACAAATTCATCAAAAGCTTCGTCTTTTATAACTAACCTGATGAATGAAGGATCGACAGTTATTTTACTGAAATCATACTCACCTTCCGGGTTGGTATTTTTAATAAAACCTTTTTTGACTAGTTTCTTAAGATCACGGCTTAATTCGCTTGTGGGAAAGTGAGACTCTTCGAGTAACACAGTCAAGACGTTAAACTTTTTATTAAGAATAAGTACACCAATCATGAACTGGTTTGGCGTTATGCCATTGCTTATCAGCAATTCAGAATCAATATTAACTAACATATTATAAATTAAATGCTCGCTAATTAGTCTGATAAATCTGATAATTTTGTTAACTTGTATCATTGTATTTCATGGTCCGGTAAGTTTAATTTTGTTTACTGGCGAAAAACATAGTTTTTCGATTTGTTAATGATTAAATCTTTCTGATCTTCACTTAAACCGTACTTTTTAATTAATTTTGTAGAAAATTTATCAAGTTTAATTTTATTTTTTAAAGGGTGTTTCCAACTGATTATTTGTTCAGTTGAAATAGGTGCTATATGTAACAATAAATCAGATACTTCATATGCAACTAAATCTGGTAATTCTTGAATATATCTACCTATTTTATCATACCCAGTTTTACCACGCCTTAAATCTCTTACTATATCTAATAAAAGAGTCAATTCTTGGTTTGTTGGTTGTTCATGTATATGAATTGAAACATCTCCGTTTTCAAAAGATATAAATGAATCACCTGTATATATAATACGTTCGTCTGGTAAAGTTGGTATGATTTTTTCAATGTTTTCTAACGTAATATGTTTCACAATCTTATTTTTTAAAAAAACTAATAATGGAAATACATATTATTAAAAGTCCTAATAATGTGTGATTATAATGAATTAACACACAACCAAGTGTAAATATAGGACATAATAATGCTCCAATTATACAAATAATTTCATTCATAATACATGTTTTATATTAATGTGCCCAATGGTTTTGAATATTAGGTTCTGCTGGAATAGGTAACTTAGTTAAATAAAAACTAGCTGCTTTTTCCATACATTCTTTTTGTTTTTTTGACCATAAATTGATTTTATCAATGTCTGCTTCAATTACAAGTTCATCGTGAATAACATTTACCATTTTAACAGACGCATCTTTAAATGGTAATATATTGTTATTTAATAATTCATTTCTTAGTAGAACAAGTGCTGTTTTTGTAACGTCACCAGCTGTGCCCTGAATAGGACTATTTTGGGCTCTTCTTTCGATAGCACCTTTTATACTTCCAAGTTTACTTAAATCTTCTGTATTAAGATTCCAATAACCTTTTGCAATTAGTTTTTTATACTCAGAATGACCTGGAAAAAATCTAATTCTATTTGTTACGTTATTAGTTCTTATATAACCATGTTTTAAAGCAAATTCTTTATCTTTAGTAAACATAGTTTTTAATAATGGAAATCCTTGATAGAACGCATCTATTAATTGTTGTGCTTCTACCATTTCCACTTTTAAAGTTTTTGATAGTGTGTATGCAGAACCACCAAATGAAACAAAAAAGTTTAATATTTTTCCTTTTTGTCTGTATTCTTTGTTTTCTGTTTTTGAGACTGTAAACGGTCTACCAAAAGCAGCACTAAACATAACACTACTGACGAAACTATGAATGTCTCCGTCTCCATTTAAAAAGAAATTTATATAGTTTGGATCTTCAGCTTTATCAGCCATTATTCTGGCTTCTTGTGAAGAGTAATCTGCAGTAGATAATAATTTATTTTCTGGAGAAGTGAATGCCTCTCTAAATAACGCATCGTTTGGAATTTGTTGTAAATTCAATTTGTTATCCTACAAGCTCTTTATCTTGTAGCTCTACAGATTTATTATTCTCTGTAGTTCGGACTATATCATTATCTCTAACTGACGTGTATTTATAATGTTTACAATTTAAACGACATTCTTCAAAACCTGTGTAGAACAAGTGTTTAAAAAGTTACATAGAGATATTGGTTTTTCGTGGGAAAGTTTATTGTTAGGCTCACTTTCCTAGTCTCTGAACTTTCCTAGCTCTTTTAACCTAAGCTAGGCTTAGCTGCTGATTGGCGTTTCAGTCTTCCAGCAATTTAACCAATTCAAGTACATATCACTACGTACAGGCCCAATTTTTTAGGTTTACGACTACTAACTCTGCCTGTTTCTATAATTTGGTTATAAGTTGTATGTAATCTGTTATCTTTATCTAAATATTTTTTAACAAATTTTTCTCCAAAAGAACTTATTACTTTATCTTCTTCCCTATATTGAAGTATTAAATCAAGTATATCATGTTTTTCAGTCATCAATTCTATAGCTTTTGCTCCAGATGAGGCTTTACCATGTTTATCAACAGGATTTAAGTTAAATATTGATGTTAAAATTTCATATACTTGTTGATCACTACTCCAATTTATAGTTGTTAATCTGTCTTCTACTATATCTCCAGTAAATAAATCTAATTGAAATCCTATTTTTTTATACTTTAAGGATTTATATCCTTGATTTAATACGAGAGTATCTAATTTTTTAACTGTGGTTTTTATTCTTTCTTTGTAAATATCTGTTATTTTATTCCATTTTTCAGAGTTAAGATAAAAACCATTGTATTCAATATCACCTAAAGCTAATGATACTTTATTTTCTAAATTTACACATTTAGTTAATTGCCATTCCTCTATTTCTTTCAATTGTTTTTTCTTAATTAATAAAGGATATTTAACATCATTTGCTCCATATGTTACTTGTCTTAAAGTAAAAGCTGAATCACTTATAGTATGAAATTCTTCCCTTACTTCTTTATCAATATTTTTTTTATAATAGAACCTATATACACCTGCTAATGAATACCTTTTATTTTTTATAATATCCTGCATGCTATATTTTCCATTATATAAAACCTGATCTGCTAACATTGTATCATAGATATTGTTTAGTAAAACACCATATCTTTTTAACATGTTGTAATCAAATTTTAAATTATGCCCAACGATTAATTCTCTAGATTCGATAAAATTTTTAAAATGCTCAATAGGAAAGTCACGAGTATCTATAACATACTGATCACCAGTGACTGTTCCTAATTGAAGCATTATAATAACATCTTCGTGTGGGTTTATGCCTGTAGTTTCAGTATCCAGACATATTTCTGTTTCATTTGAAAGATTTGATAAAACTTCTTCTACATTAGAAATTTCTGTTACTTCGTTTGAAAGTTTAAACAGTAATTTCTTTTTGCTTAGAAAGTATATCATTCTAATTTTTTTTCTTTTTCTTTAAATCTTGAATAACGTTTACCGTGTGGTTCAAACTTCTTATGTTTTATATACACAAAATCGTCATATTTCCTCGCTTTTACTTTTTGTTTAAAGTATTTACCTGTACCGCTTGCTCCCTTCTTTGAAGAACTCTTACTTTGTAAGGAATATCTACGAAGTTTTCTTGAAACAGGTTGTTCTTTTCCTGAATTATTTCTTTGGATAAGGAATCCGAGATTTTTTTCTTCTCTGATTCTTTTTCCATCCTGTTTTGAAATAAATTTATAACCAGATTGTTGAACATATTGATTTGCTTCTTTTTTAGGTATGCGTAAAAGTAAATCTTTATTATTGTTATAAATAAAAACAAGTTTATTTTCCGGATCTTTGTTACCTTGTTCAGATGGTATTTTATCAGATTTTTTAAATTCTGTTTTCCATACCCTAACATTATCCCAATACAATTTTCTTTCTCTTTCGAGTTTTGATCTTTGTATTGCTTTTGTTGTTTTTTTTAATTTACCTTTAGTAGTACTTGTGTTTATTCGCCAAGAAGTAAGTAATTGTTTTAACCAGTCTTCTTTTGAAAGTTGCCCTGGTTTATGAGCTTTACCATTCTTTGATGTATAACCAGTTTGGTATTTTTCCCACTTTTGTTCAATAATTTCTGATGGAATACCATAATAGTAAACAGTTTCGTTTAGTTTTACATCATCCTTAGGTATAGATACTAACCAATTTGTTGTAAAATCAACATTTTTCAAAGCCTCATCATCGAAATAGAAGCTTTTTGAATTAAGTTCAGCTAACCAATCTATATCCAAAGTATTTGGTGTGTTATAAGCTATTGATTTGATATTACATAAACATCTTAGGTTTTCTTGTCCTATGTGTTTCTTTAACAAATCATAAGTATCAGACCATATTTTACCTTTACTTATATTAACACCATTAATATAAATAACTGGGTGATAATGTGCATAATAATAATCTTTAACTATTGTACTTCTTGCTTTTACAAGTTTAACTTCTATTTGTTTGTTTTCTTCTGTTTTATCTTTATAAGTAAAAGATACAACTTCTGTTCCAGCATCATCTTTATCTGAGGTATAAAGTAAAGATTTAATTGTTGGATCTTTTAAATATTTCCTCATATCTAATAATAAGGAAAATATGTTTTCACTCTTCATTGGTTTCCCTCCAAGTTTGTTTAAAATTGATTAACTAAGGGTATTTTTGATTTTACTTATTAACCCTTCTTGTCTTTTGTAATAATACTCATCACGTATATGTTTTATAGCAAGCATAAGTTCATCATTTCTAATACTAGCATCAGTATAGATACAATTTGGATTATTACAAATATGAATTCTTTCTTGTAATTGTTTAATGTCTGGTTTAGCAGTAATAAGTGTTTTACATACATCACACACAATTATAGAAGTAAGTTGTAATTCTCCATTTTTAACTTGTTGATTTTCTTTGATCATATTAGTAAGAATTAATTATTATTTTGGTGTTGCATGATAACCATCATCAGTAGGATTCATACTTTCTCCACGTAATTTACCTTTTCTATATGACATTTTAACCATATTTAAAGCATCAACTAAATGTTCTAAATTATGATCTTTTTCATATAGATTTACTCTTTTATGTATTTCATTTACATGATCATAACCATCTAAACTTTGTTTTTCCATTAGTCCATACCTAAAACTTCCGAATACCATTCGATTTTTAGCAAATTGATCAATTTCATCAAATTCAGGTGGGTTTTGTGAAATACGTATTTCTTCTAATGATGGCATGCTTTTATATTTTAATTCTATTTTGTTAGGATTCCATACTTTGTGTGGCGCCCTAAATGGATTTGATAAAAAATAATTCATTTTATAATCCGTTAAATTATTTATGGTTATTTTGGCCAAACATTATCACACCTCAAACAATGCCAATTAAACGTCAATACTGAAGTTTTTACATAATCTGAAGTTTTGCATTTTGGACAAACTACAACTTTACTGTTACTAATTTGTGTATCTGAATCAACTGATTCCCAAAGTTTACCACAAGAACAACATCGTATGTTTTTACCATCCCACGCAACGTGGGTATTTAAACAGTTACAGTTTTTATTATGTATTGACATTTTAAATTTTATTTTAATAACAAGGTGTGTTAATCTTTACCCAATATCTAATTTCATTGTGATTATGGACCCATCCGGTACCATTCCAATTCATCTAATACTTTACCACCTGTTTTAGCTACAATATCTGTTAAAATACCTTTACTAAATGAATCTGCTACTCCATATGCCTTTTTATGACATTTGTATACAGACCCACTAAATCCAACAAAGTAGTAAAATTCTTCGTCTGTAGAAATTTCATCCACAACTATACCAGAATTTAATTTCCACCTACTACCATCTAAATACCCACCAGACCAGCTGGCAAATACTTTAAAGATATTATTTGGAAATTGAATTATTACCCATTTTTCTGGTATTTCAGTTATATTTAATTCCATAACTTTTTAATTTAAATAAAACATAGAGTTACGCAAGGTTTCTGGTTTACTTAATTTTACTACCCTGTACTACTACAAACCTTTTATTCTTACAGATACTAACTAAGCCTAACAGCTGAACTTATCGAGTTTTGTAACTCTGTGTTTTATAACAGTTATTAAATATCATCAAAAATTACAGGAATCTTTTCTTGAAATTCTTTAAGCAACGGAATCATTAATTCTCTCATTTGTGGATGAGCAGCAGGACTTGTACGTTGTTTTAGAATTGTTCTCCATTCACGTAAGTTAGCTGTAATAACAATTTCAGTTTTTAAAGAATTTGGCAATACTGATCGTGCTAATTGAGCAGGACAACATGAATCAACTAACCCTAAATAACATTTTTCAGCTTCTATCATAGCATGCATCCAGATATCTAACCATTTCATCACAATTTCAGTTGTAATTAAAACAGGTTCGTTGGTAATAGGATGATAAAATGTCTTTCCTATATTTGCTTCCATAACAGGTTGGATATCAATAACAGTTATTTCATTTCCAAACTTATCTTTTACATAATTACAATATCTTGTAGATTCTTGTGAAAATGATGCCAATCTGTGTCGCACCTCTTCATGTGATACTCCACGATCATTTATAAAACGAACAGTAATACTCTGATGTTCTATAACTGATTCGTGATGTAATTGGTGTACTAATTTGTTGCAAAATGGAATAACAGAATCTTCTGTTATAAGATCTTCTGATTTGTAACAGGTTCTACCAGCAACTTCTATGGCTTTTAAAATTTCAATACCATTAATAGGTGTTAAAATTTCATACGAAGGTCTAATTATTTTCATTGTTGATATATTTGATTATTAACCACATTTTGAAAACCCACAGTTGTTGCATATAACACAACCACTTTCATACCTTAAATCAGTAGACTTACATTCATCACACTCTTTACCTGTAATTACTTGATCTGGTATATAGGTCTTTAATACCCTTGCAATTGCTTTACCGAATGATGTAATATCACCAGTAGATTTATTTAATTGTTCAACTACAAATTGAATACTAGAACCATGTCTTAATGAAGTAGATATCAATCGTGTAATTAATTTCTCTTCATCTGATAAAGTTTCAACTATGTTACCAAAGTTATAACCTTCATCTTTATTGTTCCAATCAATTGTAGTTAAAATATAATTTCCTTTGTTAAGTTTGATAATTTTGTGTTGTTTGGCAGATGGATTTATACCGTTGGGTCTTAAAACGAACACTTCATATGGTTTATTGTCTAATAAACCAACAACAACTAAAAATGATTCTCCCCTTACTTTAGTAGAATGTATATTACATACTAATTCTTTAGGTCTTTTAGGAGCATTATGTTGTTTAAAATCTGTTGTATTTGTATCGTGTGATACTAACACACCAGTTCTACTTTCATCTACATAGATAGTTAAGCCTTTACAACCTAATTTCCATGCTTGAAAGTATAAATTAGATACTTCTTCTTCAGTTGTACCTTTCTTAAGATTAATAGTAGAGCTTATGCTATGATCAATCCATTTCTGAATAATAGCCTGTAATTTAACTCTTTGTAATGGGTCTATTTCGTATGAAGTAGAATTCCTATAAGGTGAAATTGAAGCATAATATGTATAATCTATTTCAGTTATTACTGGTTTAAGTTTATTCACATCATATACACCAACATTAACCCTTCTAATCTGATCTTCTGTTTTAGTAGATAAGTAACTATCTAACCATTCTTTAAATTTAGGATGTAATATAGTATATTCTTCCCAACTATCACCATTCTGATCTACAAAATCTACTTTCTTACCTTTATCTTCTGGATTAATTTTACGTCTACGTTTGTAATATAACTGATAAGCTGGTTCAATTCCAGATGATAAATTTGCTAAAAGTGAAATTGTGCCCGAAGGCGGTATGGTTAATAAAGCAATATTTCTACGACCATGTGTTCTATATTTCAAATCTAAAGAACTATATGCTCCTTCTTGATGATCGTTAAATTCGAGAATAATTCTTTCAATAAAAGGATTATCGCCTTCTTTTGACCAATCCCAAATAGGAAAAGCACCCCTTTCTTCAGCCATATCTATACTACTCTTATAAGCAGCTATAGCAAATTGTTTATATATTTCTTCTGCTAAATCAATAGATATATCAGACCCATACTGAATATGCATAGCAGCAAAACAGTCAGCAAGGCCAATCGCTGACAATCCTGTTCTACGACCGGAAATAAGTTTATTTTTAATCTTAATCCAAAGATCCTTTTCACGAATTTTAATTTCTTCAGGTTCTGGATCATTTTCAATTTTATTTAATATTAAATTAATCTTTTCTTCTTCTAAATCAACTATATCATCCATTAGTCGTTGTGCTTTATACACCACCTCTTTGAATTTATCATAGTTGAAGTATGCTTTGTCTGTAAAGGGCTTCTCTACAAACGAGTACAAGTTCACACTCATCAAACGACAACTGTCGTATGGACAGAGTGGGATCTCACCACACGGATTAGTACTCGTTTCTTTCCATTCTTCTCTATAACAAGATGGGATGGATTCCCTTTCTATTGTATCCCAATATAAAATACCAGGTTCTGCTGTTTTAGTAGCTTGATGAATTAATTTATTCCATAAAGTTTTAGCTTTAATAGATATTGCTTTACTTGGATTAGATGAAAAACACTCTTCTTTTCTAAAATATAGAATATAATTTTCATCGTTTTCAACAGCTTTCATAAATTTATCATCTACTTTAACTGATATATTAGCACCAGTTATTTTTGTTAAATCAGATTTAGAAGTGATAAATTCTTCTATATCTGGGTGATTAATGTTGATACTTAACATTAATGCACCTCGTCTACCATCTTGTCCTACCTCTCTTGCAGTATGTGAAAATCTATGCATGAAAGATATAGCACCAGTAGATGTACCAGCAGAATTTGTTACTGATGCGTTGTTTGGTCTTATATGTGATAAATCAAAACCCACACCCGCCAATTATATTCTATACAGTTCGTTAATCTGTATACGTTCTCTTATGAACTGCTCATACTTTCATATGAGATTAGACTATATCTTATCCTAATTAGGATATTTGTGCTTCCTCCGACTTCGGAGTACTCTCTTTCGAGATAGTCGTTGAGCCTTTTTCTTTAAATTTCCAAATAAAACCCTTATAATTTTTCTTTTTACTCTTACAACACTGAGATATAGGATATTTAAATATACCTAGTTTTCTACACGCTTCGTTTATAGATTGAAATTCTTGTATTAAATTATTTTCTGTATCAAATTGTTGTATTGGTTTTCTAGATTTAACAGTATTTTGTAAAACTATATTAATTTTACTTTGTCTGTTATTATAAAGATTGTTGTGTTTAATAGTACACCATTCTAAATTAGAATAATGATTATTAGTTTTGTTTTCGTCTTTATGATTTATTGAAATATGATTGTTATAATTATCTAAAAAAGTTTTAGCAACTAACTGATGTATAAAAAAATGTTTGCGTTTATAATTATTATCTGTTAATTGGATATAATTATAACCGTATTTATTTGTTTGTGTTGTTAGTTGTTTTTCAGTTAAAATTCTAAATCCTTTAGAACTTCTGGCTGATTTTACTTTTTTAGGAAGTCTTATAATATCCCCATATTCAGAGATTTTATAAAGTCCTTCATATCCTATTATATTTTTATAAATCATAAATTTGTATTTAAAGAAACTTGGCTGCTGATTACCTATTTATACGTAACTAGGATTAATTAGTTGCGTTTCATTCTAATAATTTTTAAACTTTCACACCTATCTTTACAGATTATGTTGTAGTTTATTAGACTTTAAGGCTTTCCAGCAATTCACAAATTTATGACGCACAGCGGTGTTTACGTCTTTTCATTAGCTGCGCCTGCTCTTCATCAAGTGATAATATACCCCCATAAGAATCCGAGTTATTCCCAATAACAAAACAGTTACCAAGAGTACTGTAAGAAAATGAGTTACCGAGTCCATAAAGAATAGAACCGCCAGGTAAAATATATCTGAAGTTGCGAAGTAAAAAATAGATTTCTTCATAACTCATTGGATTTGGGTATTTCAGCTCAATTCTAGCAAATTCTTTGGCTAAACGTTTATGCATATCATCTGGAGTTTCCTCTAAATGGTTTCCATTTCTGTCTTTCAGACAATATTTATCTAACCAAACATTAGCAGCTAGTTCGTCTCCGTTAAAATAATCTATTACTTTTTTTAATTTTTCGTTCATTTTAACAATTATAAGTTGGGGGTATTAACCCCCAAACATTAAATTACTATGTTTAAACTTGGGGCTATTTCAACCTCAACAAACATATTATTGTTAAAATCTGTTAATTTGTTTTTAATTGTTGCTATTTCAGTCTGTAAAGTCTCAATAGACTCATTAACTTGTGAACCATTAATAAAAGCATCAAACTGTAATGTTTTACCAGATTCTTTGTTAATAATTTGTGTTCCCGACTTAGTATTTAATTTGAGGAAAAATGACAATGACTTTTCTAATTCAGATAATTTCTTAATATAGTAAGTATTACAATGTTCCTCATCTTTACCCTTAAGTAAATTAGTTTTGGTAATTGCTACATGTAAATTTATTAGTAAATCAGACAATAAGTTTTTTTCTACTAATAATTTATTCATGTCTACATCTCTTTTATTACCAGCTACAATTGAATTGTTTTTTGATAATAAAAGATCTATAGTATGTAATCTTTTCTCTAAACTCATTTTAAGGGCAACTGCTTGTATTAATTTGATTTTTTGCATTTTTGAAAATGTTTTAAATTAGTTGGCCTGTTTTTTATAAAAAGTGAGTGGGGTATAAGTAATCATACCCCAATCACAACTTTAATTAATTAATTCTATTTGAAACATATACTGATAGATCTTTTACAGTAATAGATCCATCTTTATCAACATCTATATTTGAGTTAAGTTTGTATCTTTTACTCGGATAAGATGCGATTATATATGCTTCTTTTTGACCGATAGCTGCTGGATGAAATACAGATAAATATAGGTCGTCAAACGATCTTATGTGTTTATCTTTACAGAAGAATGTGAGATATTTGTCAACGTAGAAAAGTTGTTCTTCTGTGGTCATTGTTTTAAGTTCATCTGTTGATGTACCTAAATACTCAGCTGTAGATGGTAAAAATTGAATTAAACCTGTTGCTTTACTTCCAGGATTCTGTTTATGTGTTAATCCTCTGGATTCTAAATATATTATTTTGTAAAGCCATTCTTGATTAAAATTCAATTTACTAGCTATCGTTTTCACCGTTTTTTTATTTTGCTTTGAAAAAAGGTGATACATATCAAGATCAACCAACAGTGAATCGATTTTAGTTTTTTCATCGATTTCTATTGTATTAACCTGTATTACATTAATGTTTGTATCTAAAGATGAGGCTATTGATACATTCGAACTTTTTATCGGAAATGTTAGCTCAATAAATAACAAACACCATGTAAGGAAAATAGTTTTCATACCAATGGTTTAAGTTAAACATGTATACACAATCATGTATACGCAACAACCATTGAGTGGTTACAATTGATATTCTATATTAGCTTTTAGTTTCCACCGTTGATAGTGTACTTTTTCTTTATTTGATTAAGAAATTACGAAGATAACCGCTTGAAGGTAGCTAAATTTTATCTTCAGACTACAGTTTTGACACTGTAGCCTATGGTCGAAATAATTCAATAATAAACATTAATTTTTTAATAGGTTGGTACGTAGCAAATATGTTGCTTTAGGTACAAATCCATGTGATTAGACAATTTTTGGATTTTATTACCTTGATTATAGTACCGTACTGGGATGTCTTTTCGTTGTTTAACTGGTTTTACTATATTGAGTCGCATAAACTCTTCAAACAAGTATTCAACGATATTTTTATGGTTTGATCTTAATAGAAAGGTAAGATACATGAGGTACCTTTTATAGTACACATCACTTTCTAACCTATAAGCAGCCATTCTTTCAGGAAGTTCGGTCAAACAAAGATCTAAACTTTGTACTTTTGTAGATCTTAATGAATACCATTTCTTCTTCATTACTACTAGTCCTGATTTTTTAACTCTTATAAAGCTAAACTCTTGGAAAAGTATTGATAACATTAAACTAAGCTTATTTCGCCTGTTTTTGTTGAGTTGTAATAAATTCATATTGATGGTATAAAATAGTTTCCTTCTAAAATCAGCTTAAAAGGAAACTATTATTAATAATATTATTACTAGTACTAATGTCAAATAAACCCCGTAGTAAATCTTACAGGGGTATTTCTATTAATCCGCACAAATAGCAATGGAACATCCTTAGGTTTTAGTTTATAGTTAAAAACAGTTGTAATTAACTTAGAACAAGTGGCTTTTACACCAAAGTAGATTTCCATGAAATCCGGAATAAATATCTTTATGTTTGTATAACACAAATGATTTACCGGAAAATCATTTACAAGATAATCAGTATGATAATCACAAATATTTTCTATTTGTACCTTATCTATTACTTTTTTCTTGTTGTTATCTTCTTCTAACTTGATTGTTAAAAGTAAGAAAACAAATAATAATAATAATTTGATTTTCATAATAATAATAAGATAACCACACAGAAGACACAGCCTTAATCACATATTAACTCCAACGTCTGTTATTGAAATGCTCTGTAAAATCAGAAAGGTACTTAAGTGCTAAAGTGTAGTAATACACCTAATCCCGTTTATCCCTTTACAACCGGAGAAGATATACTTTTTTTGTCGTTTAATAAAATAGGTGAAAATTCAATTATTCCTTTTTCACTATCTATTAATTCATACAATTGTTGTGGTTCTTGTGCAGAGAATCCAAGATCAAAACTATATGGATTTAAACCAATTACAGATCCATTTGAACCACATTCAGGAAGAGAGAAGCAAGTATGCCAATGACCAAAATAAGCACGATCAAAACGCTTTTGTTGTGATGATTTTAATATATGTCTCATTAAGGGTATATATAAACCACCAACACCACCAACATACTTGAAATGGTTTCCATGTGAGCTTCGATATATTTTATTATATATTTCAGTATATGCATATACAGATTTAGGAACAATGATTTTGATAGTTTCTTTTGAACCTAAAAAACCATCATTAATTAATCTTTCAATGCGTTTATACATCATATACTCATAAGAATACTTATAAGCATCAACATGATAAAGTTTTTCTGTGTTTCGTCCATGATTACCAGGAATCATAACGACAACAATTTCTTCAAAGTCACCATTATCTAACAAATATTTAATACCGCTAAGAAGAATAGATTCTACATCTAAAATTGCTTCTGTAGGAGTACTAAGATTTGCTGATATGTTTTCTTTGTGAATATGACCAGTAATCAAATCACCAAGTACTTGTAAAAATAATTTTTTAATTTTGTACCCGGCTAATCTACTTGAATTTATTTTCCAAAGTAATCTTGAAAAGTAACGTTGAGCTCGTTCATTTGCTATTTCGAGGTTATATTCGTTTAACCCACCTACAGCATCAAGTTCTACTTTTTCTTCATAATGTAAATCACTAAAAATAGTAGCGGCAACACATTCCGATTGATTTGGGTTATAGTTGCTTATTTTAATGGGAATTATTACTGGTTCAGTTTCAGTTAAACCAATAGCAAAATTTGCTCTATCTTCTTCAAGTAAAAGTTGTTCTTCAAGTTTTGCTACTTTCTTATTAGTTTCTTTTACACCAACTTGTAACTTAGACATTTTTTTATGTTCAAGTAACGAAGATGTTATAAATTCTCTATTAAGTAAAGCAAAACGATAGGCACGAGCTACCCAATTTTCTAGTTCGAATTTCTCCTCAATCATTGCTAAAGTTAAGGGTGTACCTTTCTTTTTACATGATTGCTCTAAAATCAATAGCTCATGCCATATATCTTGATTAAATTCCTTTTGTTTTGCCATTTTTTACATTAACTTGATAAGATCCATCAATGTGGTATATTTTATAGAAGTGGCAACACGAGGAATAATAAAACTAAATATTACTGAAAATATAGCTATGTAAACAAGAGACGTTATTAATCGTCGAAAATCAAGTTTATAATTGTAATTAAAGGTAATATAGATAACAGATCCTACGATAATAAACAATGTTATTATATAACATATTTTTTGTATTATCATGTTATTTCTTATTATTTGTTTACCTTCTGTTAGACTTATGTCTAAAGAATTACAAGCTGTTTCCAATTTAGTTGGTTCAGTTTGATTTAATAACGTAATTACATTCAAAATATCTTTAACTTGTTTAGAGTTATTATCTTGAATGCTGGTAATTAAATCTTTATACAACCCATTTAGTTTCTTTTCAGTCTGATTAAGACTTGAACTCCGTACATCAACAGCAATAAGGACAGAATCCTTTGCACTTTTACGTTCATATACAGGTTTATTGCTAAACGAAGTTGCAATGAAACCAACTATGAGTAACATTAATACCATTAAAATGTTTTTCATGTTGATTGAATTATTGTTTGATTAAAATGTTTTTATAAAAATTAGGGGGATTTCTCCCCCTAATTAATAGGTGTGTTGTTAGTTATGGTTGTTATCCATTACTCTTGACAAGAAGTTTTTAGCAGCTGCTATTTCCTCCATATCTGATTCGATTTTACTCAAAACAGCATCATTAAGAGATCTGATGACGGCCACACAATCTTCTCTGTTCCAGAATGTTGTGTTGATATCAGATTTCCCAACATTACGAAGGGGAATATCAATACTACCATTAACTACGCAATAGCCGGTTTTTGTTTGGAAGTCAGTTTTGAATACTTCAACTTCGTCCAGGGCATAGGCGTTGTAGTCGACTTTATTCGTCGATGGTTTGTCGCCAAGGTTATCTTTTATTTCGAACTCACGGATTTGATAAACCATGCTATCGGAATTGCTAAGTGCACGAAGAAAATCATTTTTTAACGATCTCAGTTCGTTGTTTTCTTCATTGATATTTACTTTTGTACGTGACATAATTACTTTTTTTGATTGTTAGTATTATCTTGTGAAGATTAAACTTAATAAAAATAATATTAACGATGGTCTTTTATTGTTAACAATAGCATTTTTATTAGCATCCAGGGAAATGATTGGTAATACGAATTTTATATCGGTATTATTCAATCTTGCAATTAAAGGATGGTTTGTAACTTTTTCAAATTTTAAAGTTATAAATGCTTTATCTAAATACCAATCGTTATATTCAGATGAGGGGTTGATTTCTAACCAAACACCAGCAAAAGGAGAATTTGGATTTCCCCTTTCATGTTTTGGTACTTTTTTCATGTCTTTTCCAAACCATATATGTTTATAAGGTTTAAGAAAATAAATATTTTCTTTGTGTTTTACTTTTTTAGATTTTATTGTAATTAATCCAAAAAAGTATTTTTTAGGTATAAGTTCAACTTCAGATACCTCGTAACACAAACGTAACCCACCAACTTTAGTGTCTTTTAAAATAACACTTTTGTCAGTTACTGGTTTTTCAACTTTGATTAGCTTAAATTTTTGAATATTTGTAACCATTTGAAGTTGCGTATTAAAAAAGAATCAGCGAGCGCTAAGAGAGCATGACTTAAATTGAAGTCGTAAACCGCTACTTTGTCTCTTAATGCTTTTGCTTACGAACACATCTGTAAAATAGGATATATTTTATAGCTAGGGATATTCGCTCGCTGTTTATTAGTTGTTATTTTAATTGTTTGTTTTGGTTGAAGCCCCCAGTTCAAACTAGATAGGCTGGCTTCTGTTAACTGTTTGTTTATTTTTCAAAACGTTTAAGATGGTCCTTCCATCTTTATTAATAGAATATAAGAAACCTTACCATCCTCAAAGAGTATCGCACGGATATTATGGATTTATCTGAAAGATATGATAAATACCGTTTGTTTGCTATTATTGACGACCTCAAATAACAAACGCTAGTCGGGTTAGTAGTATACCTATTAATTGTTTTACCGATATGTACTTAGCTAATTAAACCGGTGAGACTTATACTCACAAAGTCAATACAGACATCCTATTCACCATAGGCCGCCTTTTTTATTTGGCGCTACAAGTTTAGCTTTAATTGCATTATTGTTTAACATGACAACATTCAAGGTTTATACTCTTCAAGGGAATATTCGCCTATAATACTGTTGTGGTTAAACTTTTTTTCAACCTATTAAATAATTGAGCATTTAATAGTAGCAAACCTACTGATCTACGCAGTAGTACCGACATTATTACATTGTCATGTAATAAGCACCGTGTTGATGGTGTTTTTCTTCGACTGGCTTAATAGGACTTTGTTTACCCAGGGAATTTCACCCTTTGTCCAGTTCATAAATGTTAAAAGTAAAAAGGCTTATAGTTAGATGTACAATGGTATACACAGATTTTATTCATGTCTCAATGACTCATATAACGATTTGGACTCGTCAAAGGAATAAAATTAAAATGTATACTGGTAGTACAACATCGCTTAGCGCATCGGGTTTATCGCTTATAATTTGTTCTCTTATCTTCATCGACAAATGGTATATCTCTGATAATTAAAAACAAATATAATTGACATCTGACCTCAGATTACTTACCTATCGTGTGGCTTAGGCGTCACGTATGCCGCGCTCAGATATTAAGGGATAAAATTTACTGAGCCTTACATTTACACTCTAATCGAGATATAAATGTCGTTTTGATTTATCAATTTGTCCTACATGCATAATAACTCCTTTGAAATCAAGAATGTTAGCAAACTTCGTACTTATCGTGTTCTTAATATGATAGTTTAACACATTCTCAATTTCATCATATGTAATATCACGTGTAATTTCTACTGTGTGATCGATAGTTACTAATAAATAAAACCTATTGCTTTGTTTAATTAGCATACAATCTTTTACATATGGTAAAGTATTCAGTAGGTAACCTTCAATTACTTCTGGGTATATCTTAAAACCAACCGGTGTTACAATAAAATTATCGGCTGTTCCAAAATATGTTAATTTGTTCTTTTTGTTTATTTTAAACAACAAATTTGTTGATTTGGTAGTGTTTAATTCTGTTGTATAAAACAATTCAAACAATTCATCTAAATTAGCTGAATTAAAAGACAAATTCTGAAAATACGTGTTTAAAACAAACATATTTTCATTGGATTTTTTGTTATTTAATTCTGTATTAGCAACAATTACCCCTATATGATCAGAAGCAACAACTAATTTATATGGAATTTGCAGTTTTGCTAATCTTTTTTTCACTATTAAAGAAATAATTCCCTTATTTAATACAGATATTTCTTTAATTGATGTGCTAAATATTTTAATAAGTCTTTTTTTAATTAATTTTCTGTAGAAATAACCAAAAATTGACATGTCAAATAACCAAGGATTTGAAATAGTATTTGTTACTATTTCATCAAAATATTCTGCGGTAACAATTCGATGAGTAGCCTGATATTCCTTAGCATCGTTTGGTCTACATATTATTACTCTCTTTGTTGCAAGAGGTATTAACATACTATAAATAGGCAAACAATAAAAGGGTAGATCGGTTGTAAATACATTCGTTGTATCTATTTCATTTCCTTTTGAATTAGCCAAATATAATCCAACATTTATTGAATGTAATAATTGCGTGTTTTCATAGTAAATTAACTGTAAATCGTCAGTAACAACACCTATTGTTGGTTCCTTAAGATTAATTGGAAAATCATGTACTTCTTTTCGAAAATAAATACAACTGTAACAACTATAGTTAGGGATAAATGCTAAATCCTCTATAATTTGTTTTTCTTTTAATTCATAATCAGTAATAAAAAAACATGGTTTTATTTTTTGAAGTATAAATTTCAAATTGATAAAACTTAATTTTTTTGATACTAATATAGGATAATTACCGGTTAAAATAGTAGCAAAAAATACTACAATAAAATCAATGGAATTTGACATTTGTATTGCTATTCTTCTTCCACCTGTAGCATTTATATCATATATGATATGATACATCATTGTTGTTATTTTATTTGAAAGTTCGTGTCCGTTCACTCGAACTTCAATTTTTGGATCGGATAAATTATCAAAAACATATTTCTTTTCAATAATAAACCAATTTTTTGCAGTTATATTATTGAAAATACTCGTTATAAACTCTAAAATAGATGTAAAATACACTGGTAAGTTTAACGAGTTGCTTGATTGAAGATGATTTTTCATGTTTTTGTATTATCAAAGTCTTTAACTAGAATCATTAACTTATCCTTTTCAACTACTGTTTCTTCTAGTATTTGAAAGGTTTCAGCAGAACTTGCTACAATAATAGTATAATGTTTATACACTTGTTCTGTAGATTCAGGAACAACTGTGATACCCATATTACTGTAGTCAGATAAGATTGTAAACTGTGCTTTAGGCCTGGTGATAATGAAATTTACTATTTCATCTCTTACCTTTATAATAGCACTTTGTTTTGATAAGGTGTAACCACCTTCTTCAGCTAGAGCCATGAAATCAGCTAAAAGTAAATCAAAGAAGAATGTGATTAGTTTCTTAACATGCTGGTTAATAGGGCCTGCTACGGCAAAACGTTTCAACATTTGATTGTATGTTTTTGATTATAATACTATGTTTTCTTTTTAATAAGAGATCATAAGTAGATGTAAGTTTTTTTGTATGGGATACTAACCTATTTAAATATGGTTGTAACTTTACAAATTCTACTAATTCTCCTGCTCTTATTCTTGCATCTGGTACATCAGATAAAGGAATAGCCCATTCTTTACCTTTTCCTACTATAATACCATCACTATTTTTTAGATTTTCCATTAGTAGTATATAACCACTATTTAAATCATCAGCGCTTAATGCCCATACTTCTTTATACCCAAAATCTCGTCCTAAGAATAGTACAATTAAGTATTGACGAATAGCCATTTCAATTTCGTTGCGTCGTCTTTCAAGATCTTCGATGATCATATCAAGTGAAGACAATCCGTTTATTACAGAAAATCCGAGATGATTTAGAAGTCCTTTTAAGTTAAGGATCGTTCCAATTATTATTTTTATCTCGATAATCAATTGTGAATATTTGATTATTCTTTCAATTGCAGTTTCTTCTTTTTGATTTTTAGGTTTCATAGTGTTGATTATTAATAATTAAAATAGGTGGGGATTTTAATGCCCCCACCTATAAATTAATTAAAAAGAAATTAAAAGGGAGTTTTGAACATTTCTTCAAGTGTTTTACTTGAATCGATTATCCCATTCACAAATCTTTCCCTTTCAGAAACAGGTTGACGTAACCACCTTTTGTTTTTATTCAAATAATGGTTAACAATGATGTCAAAACGTTCTTTAGGTGTAAGATAATCAAGTGAAAGGAATTTCGAAATAGCACCTTTTAATACTTTTGAATCTTTTTCTCCAGAAATACAATTGTATACCTTATCAATCTTTTCATCAATAACATATACTTTCTCTTCTGATTCTGTCTTTTTTACCTCTGTTTTTATTTCTTCGGTTGTAACAGGTTCAGTTTTAACTTCCTCTTTTGTTTCTTGTTTCTGGTTTTCAAACTCAACATTAGGCTTAATCGGTTCTTCTTTAACCTTTTCAACCTTATATATTGCTTCTTTAAACCATTGTTTCCAACGATCTTCATCCCAACCTTTACAGAATGACCATGATTTACTTTCGTTTTCAGCAACCATATCCATTACTAAGTTAATAGCATCAAGATAGTTGTTTCGATCAAAAGTTACACTTGTTGCTAAGTTCATTAACAACTTAAATGGTCCGTCTTTTAATGCCTGGGCTTCAGCCCAAAGTTCTGGGTTTGTTTCTTTTACAGAGTATCTTTTAAAGATACGCTGATCTTCAGAAGGCATTGAAGGATCTGTAGAATATTGATCAGCAAGTTCGTTTTTTACTTCTCGGTATATTTTTTCAATTTTTATACCTTCAGGTAATCTTAAACGTTTACCATTTTCACCTGCTTTTTTAATAAACTGCCTGGCTTCGTTTACAACACTTAAACTTTGTTTAAGCACACGTTCACGAATAAATTCAGTAAGTTTATCAAGCCCCTGTTTTTCGTTTTCATTGATTTTTGTTTCAATTACTTCAGGAGTTTGCACATGTTCTGGGGTATTGGCTGAGTTATTATTTGGGTTTTCAATTTCTTTATTGACCTGTTGTACCCAAATATTAAATACTTGAGTTAAACCATCAACCCCAAATCCACCAGTTTGATCAGTTGTGTTATACTGAGCGTGTTCAAGATATTTAACTGCAACTAAAAATGCGTTTTCTTTTTGACCTTCACGTATTAGTTGTTTTACCATTTCCTCAACTTGTAAATAGGAAAGTTTAGGCAACTCAACTAAAACATTTTTGTCTCGATCAACAAAATAACCTTCAGCATTTTTGATGTGGTTTACCCAATGATAGATTCTTATAAAATCACCACTTGCAGCGTCTTCAACGATAAAGTCAGTAGGATTAATTTTAGCATCTTTTAATAGGCTAGTTAACCTTACTCTGGCATTGATAGGGAATACCCCACCTTCATACTTTAATGTTGGATCTGCCCAACGTTTGCATGGACTGTTTTCAAGCTTTATTTTCATTGCTTTTGATATATAACCTATTTCGTTATAATCAGCAAATAAAACATCAGCTATATCTTTTACTTCTTCAGCCTTTTTTGCTCTTTCAAGTTCTAAAGCTTCTTGATTATTTGGGTTTAACTCTTCTTCAAGAGTTTTATTTACCCAAGGCATGATTTCATCAAGATACTGTTCCAAAGCAATTTCAGGTGTTAAAACATCCTTGTATTCAATGGTATTTTTTCTTTCGTCAATACCACGTTCACATACAATATCAAGATATAAATTAATCGCAACATTGTTTGCATAGGTCATAAGTTCATCTCGCATTTTTTGCGGATCTGTACTTATAAATGGTTCTGTTGATGTTAACCCCCACCTATGTATTTCAAGTATTAATTCTCTTATCTTAGATTGCGTGTTAACGTTATTAGCAAGGATCCGTTGGGCCGTTTCAGGTATGCGATATTCTGTGCCGTATACCTTAAACCTGTTGATCGTGACTTCGTTTGGCTTACCTTCTCTTTCTCTGAGTTGAAAGGAAACTTTTCCCGCTCCGATAGGAGGAAAGCTAGGTTTGGAACTTTTCTTAAAGTCATGCTTAATAACTTTAGGACCAGGTTTAAGTTCCGTATTTATTTGACGATCACTTATTTCCTCTTCCTCAGTCTTAACGAAGTTTAATTCAAGCTGTGTATTAGCATCAAATATAACTTCCTTAATATCAGCTTGCTTTAATACTGCTTTTGTTAAATCAACACGCATTAAAGTGATATTGTGAAGATCATTTATACGTGTTTGAATGTTTTTCTTCGTCTCTGCATCTTTGGCTGTTTTCAACATTATTTCTAAAAGATTTAATGTCGAAGCAATTTCCTGAGATGATGTAATAGTTAAAGAAGAGATTAAAGATGAATCCCTTTTTAAGGAATTTTCAATAATTTCATTCTTTGTTTTGATTAAAGGTGTTTGCATTTTGATAAACAATTAAAGTGAGACAATTGTCTATTATTAGTTGTTTATTTCGACCATAATGCAAATATAATAAACGAAGATGTTACTTTATTTTATCGAGTAGTTCATCGATTAAAAGTAATTCGAAGTCACACTCGTCTTCAAGAGTTGCTGTTGCTTTTTCAGCATGAACAAGTTTTAAATATTCAGCCTCGTCCTTCCATTCTTCTTTCTGAATTACATCGTTCCTTATGATAACATAAAGAGCTTTACATTCATTTACAACCTGTTCCTGTGCTTCTAATAAAGCAATTTCAGAAATAATGTTGTTATGTTTTTTGTTAAAAGCTATTGCTCTTGCTAACTTAGTAAGAGTATGTGCTTTTTTAATATCTGCTTCACGAATTGCTAGCATGATGTTATCACTTATTGCTTTTTCAAGTTTTTCCATGATTAGTTGATTTGATTATTGGTTTCACAAGCAATTAATATCTTTGCAATTGTCTGACGTATTAACTTAACATTATCACAATTTTGCATGTAATCTGTTGTTGTTCTACGTCTTTTTTCAACATCTATAGCTGCTTTTTCTAATGTAGCTATGACTTCGTCAGAGTTATCCAAATGAAAAAGAAATGGGGAAGTTTTTAATAATTCCCCATCATCTTTTAATTCCATCCATCCACTACCTCTTTTTTGAAGGGTTATCATAGAATGTATACTTTTTTCGTGGATCATATGCTTTAGCTAACTTTTTTTGGTTTTTAATACTATTACTTTTTTTAACCCAATTAATAAGTGCTACTTTAAAAATATAAACACTTAATACATTTGGTTTATGTAATAAATAATGAGCTGTTTTATCAAAATCAAAATCAAATGATTTTAAATACCAAGCACACATATTAATATCATGACCTGTTAGTTCATGTAATTTTAGTATGCTGTGTTTTTCATCCTCATTATATTGTAATAATAAATAAAAAATTCCAAAAAATAAAACTACAATTACTACAATCAAGTTAGTCATCCAACTTTGATAGTCTATGATTTCAACAATCATATAATATAAAATTGAATGTTTGAAGCATGTATTGGAAAATTCTTTTCCTGAATTAATCTCCTTCTTGCAATACCTTTAACTCTACTTTCAGCAGAACCAGGTGAAGAAGCTTTAAGGTTACTTTTATAAGTACCTTTAATATGAGGAAAATCGTTTTTTTCAATATGTATTTCTACACGTGGGCCACAACCATCTACAATCACGTTTTTAATGTAAAAGTAGAATGTTTGTTTTTCTTGTTCCTTAATGTTTTTAGGGTTACGTATATCCCCTAATTTACTGTAAGGGGTACGTTGCTTGAAAAGGAAATGATATACCTTTTTTAAGCGTTTGGAAAGCGTCTGCTTACTTTTCTTAGCAGGGACAGACAATGGTTCTTTTTTCATGTTTGATTTGAATTAAAGTGTTATAAATGAAAAATAGGGCCCTCTTTCGTGGGGCCCTGTAAGGCACGTCTTATGCAGCAAGTCTAACCTGCTGATGAAGAACAATTACATTGTTATTGCCATTTAATCAAAACTGCTTCTTCTCCCTTTGCATTACTAATCGCAATCAAAACCAGTTACCCCCATACGGACAGCACTAAAGCGGCTGGTTAGCTATTAAGTGGTAAAATTAGTGGAGGTAGAGGGGCTCGAACCCTCGTCTTACGAAATTCATCTCAAGATCAACGAATCGGCATTAAGGAACCAGCAGTGAGTATACTATTAACCCTTGTATCTTAAAAGATAAGGCCTAGCCCCAAGTGCTGCTGGTATATTTTAATATTTTCACCATTCAATTGTAGAGTCTATTACGCTATTAATATCAATCTCATGCTCATGTGGAACATTCTTTTGACTAAATAATGTGCTCCTAATGTTTGCAAAAGAACAATCTTCTGGGCAATGAATTAATGCTACTGCGCTACTCCATTCTTCAGTTCCTTGACAATCGTACTTAAAGTTGTATGTTAATAGTACGTATTTCCAACCTTCTTTCATGGTTTTATTTTTAAATTTCTCTCAATACTTCCCATTCAAGTACTTCATTAAACATTCTACCTGATAATGGAAACATACGGTTTTTAGTTGTTGGCGTTTTAACCCAAAAACCATCAGGACCAGAAAAGGGTGCCCAAGGAATAACTTCTTTTGAAGGTAATCCTGTGTATTTTTCATCTTCAAATACATTATCCGGTATTTGTAATACCAGTTTTCGTATTGAAATTTGTTGATTAGGATAGTCTTTTAGTTTCATATTAAGTTAGTTTTTTAAGGTTATATTTTTTATCTTTGAAGACAAAAGTAGTTGATTGATACATTTTAGTTAAATTTTTAAGTATTTGTCTACTTAAAGATTCATCTTTTAGTACTTCATCTAATAACTTACTACGTTTTGCTTTCATGTTAACTTAATTGAAAATCCAACAATGCAGACATATCAAACTGTTGATTGTTTGAATGTTCAGAATCTGTTTCCTCTACAGGCTGAATAGGCCCATCTAGCTCTAATAGAAGAGCATTAAACCCCTGTACTGATATCGGGGATAAGTGGTCATTCCAGATTTTCTTTTTCATATATTGAGTTTTATTGGTTTCAAATGAAAAAGGAAAAATCAAATACTAGTTACCCGCTAATATTTGATCTCAAACATGATAATACATGATCAGTGCTTAACCATGCTAAATAGGTATCAACATATAGCTTCAACTTGCATATTGAAGTCTGTCTTAGTAGTTAATTTCTGTTTTTTTTAAATTCAAAGATATTATCAAACTAGGACTTAGTTAATGATATTTGTATCCTTTACCTATATTTGTTATACCAGATAGTGTAACATTGTTTGCTATACTAATTAAAATATCAAATAAACTACAAATATCTGCAATAATACTGTAATTTATAGGAAACCAATATAAATCCAACATTAATAACTAGGGTATTAAATAACGATTAGATTATTCATCACTTTCTTATCGTCTGGATGAATAATGATAAACATAAATAATACTAGGTAACTAATTGTTAATGTTTTCATTATACACACCTATGGTTTAGTAACAGATGTTGCCTTAGTTAAATAGGCTCTGTAATATGCTTTAAGTAATGCTTCAAGTTGCACTACCCAAGATATTAGTGTAATGTAATCAGTTGTAAATGGGAATATACGAAATTCAAATCTATCAACATGTAATCGTACCCATGATAGTTTAGAATCACTTATTTGTCTTTGGTTATACTCACCTGTATATTTTTCCCCAGTGATTTTTTCAACATCCTTAAGAAATTGGTTTTCACCGCAAGATTGTAACCATGTAACAAAATTACATCTCCACAAATATGTTTCAGTAGTATTAAAAAAAGCTGACCCATCTATATTTATGTGAGTACTGCCTTTTTGATCTTTGTGTATTTGCCTGTGTTTTTTAGCATATTGTAAATACGTAAATAATGCTACTAAATTAAGATGTGGTTTACGGTATAAATCTATACGCTCTTCATTGTTATAGGTTGTCTGATATTTTTGGTCTTTTTTATTATCTGCACATGTGTCTAACTTAGTATTTATTCTACATGTGTTTCTTAAATGTTTAAAATAACCTTTATTATAATACGACTGAATAAAACTACAACCCATTGCTTCAAACTCAAATGCAAACCGATATGGTAAGAGCTTATTACACTCTTTATGAACCATAGCAACACCAGCCAAATTATTACATTTTTTCAATGTAACAATGTATTTAGGTAATAAGGTAGGGTAGCGTAATACTGCTGCCCTAACCTTACTTCTCAAATCTTTCATACTACGAATTAATATTCGTAACGATTTAGGGTTCCACCCCTTTTCAGATAACGACCCTGAGCAGCTTGTATTTCAAGGATTAGCTCATCTTTGGTCATTTCTTCGGTTACCTTTGCTTTAGGCAAGTTTCTTGCAATTTCCAGCAAATCTGCCTTTGTTTTCTTTTTGAGTTCACTCGTAGGTGAAACTCGGCGTGAACGGTCGACCTTGTTCATTTGAGTATGGTTTTGATTAATACCTCGAAGTCATCAACTCGACGCACAATACCTGTAATACAGGCGATGCCACCCCTATCATTTAGATTGTAATTATGATAGGTTTGTATTATATCAAATAAATAAAACAAAGCTAGTGGCTCTAAGCTCTCGATGCGACTGTACGCTTAGCCTTGTTTTAATAATCAACCAACCCTAAAATATAATAAATTCGTTGTAAGCTTAACATTACCGGCAACACGAGTGATAAGTGAGCATTGTGTACTGTGGTTATGTAATCATGTTGTTATTCCGGTAATGAAAAAGAACCCAATAGGGCTTGGTGTTTTTCAACCAGCCCTATGGGTCTGTACCCTGAGACTTAGCAAACTCAAGGTTTAGATTTTGTTCCCGTTTTCATCCAATACTTCTGGCGCTGCGGGATCAGGATTTGTAACTGCAGCATTCTTTGCCGCTTCAGCTACTTCCTTCTTATTCTGAAGGTGCGCTGTCATTTTTGCATGATACTCAATAGCTGGTTTAATCCGTCTTACTGCATCTGTGATACGGATCTGTGGGTTTTCGTTGGCAAATAGGAATGTGGTCACCTTATAGGCAACTGCAGTTTCCTTGAAATATTTACC